TGCCCCGCCCACTGGCGAACGCTCTTACACTGAATTTTTAAATCTTTTAGGCCCAGACGTAGTGAGAACAAACTCACCAGAAAATTTAGTAGCGGCTTACCAAGAATACAGGAACTCTTTCTAAAAGGAACTAAACCATGAAGACACCAAAGTTTACGCCCCACAAAGGCTGCCCAACACCAGCCGCGTGCAAACGTGAGGGTGTATGCCTTGGCAAGAAATACTCAAAGTAATCTGAAAGGATATCAGTATGTCATACGGAAAAAAATCTAGCGGTATGAAAAAAGGCGGCAAGGGCGGTAAGAAGAAGTAATGGCAAAGGGTCAGAAGCATTACATGCGGGACGGCACTGAGCATAAGGGCGGCACGCACAAAACAAATGGTCGTCTTATGTCTGGCGCGCGCCACACGTCCAACAGCAAATTTCTTTACCACTTAAAAGATTTATCGCCCACCGCGAAGAAAAAGGCTAAGAAGTAATGTGGACTGCGCTGCTTTTACTTTGCAGCGTTGAGGGTAATTGTTTTGCGTTTGGTAGCCCTATTATGCGCAGCGAGAGCGAGTGCATACAGTCTATACCAGACGGGGTGCAATACGCGAGGATAAGGCTTCCGGGGTACCAAGTCGTTAATTACAAGTGCGTCCAATGGGGCGAAGGAGCATAAGATGCCTAGAGGATTATACAGCAACATCCACGCTAAGAAAAAACGCATTGCCGCTGGATCTGGCGAGAAGATGCGTAAGCCTGGCAGCAAGGGCGCGCCTACCAATGCCGCGTTTAAGAAAGCTGCCAAGACTGCCAAGCCTGCTAAGAAGAAGAAAGGTAAGTCGTAATGGGCATTCTGGACTTCTTTGGCAGCCTGCCTAAACGCGGTGACGTTTCCCCAGAGGAACTAGCTGCGCGTCGTGAGGCGTACAGGCAGGCATATCAAGACAGTTTTCTTGCAAGAAATCGTGATAGCAAGCCGTCAAGTGTCCAGGCGTTAGAAGACTATGGGGAATACTTGCCTTTATACGGAGACGCGACAGCATTTATGGAAGCTGGCGGGTTGCTGTCTGAGGGTAACCGCAAAGCTGCTGCTCTTGTAGCGGCAGGCGGGTTGCTTGGCGTTGTCCCTGGTGCTGGTGATATAGTGGCTCGACCTTTAATTGCGGCTGGCCGCAAAGCTGCCGACATTGCAAACCGTATTGAAATTGACCCGTCGATGGTGGGTTCAATGGGCGGCAATCTGAAGGTGAGGCCTGCGAGCGAGGCCAAGCAGTCAGTTGCAGAAATGCGCAGACAGGCTAACATTGATCGCTTTGGCTACGACCCGAATGAAGTCCCAGACACCCCGCCTAGCGCTGGTCTGCTTTCTGATTACGTTGGCGAACACCGAGCGCCCATGCGCGAAGATGGTGCGCCTGCCTTTAACTTAGCTGGCGACATATATCCAGACGACATATATTCGACAAAGGCGGTCCAGTATTACGGCACTGGGTCTGACACTATGGACAAAAAGACAATGGGCTTGCTGCAATCTCTGCGCGGCAAGCCAGACGCCGACGTGACAATTTATCGTGCCGTGCCAAAAGGTGTAAATAATCTGAACGCAGGCGATTGGGTTACGGTCAACAAGCAGTATGCACAAGATCACGGAGAAAGCGCGCTAGGCGGAGATTTTGACATCATTGAAAAGAAGGTCAGTGCCAAAGATATATTCACCAACGGCGACAGCATCCATGAGTTCGGGTATGACCCGTTGCCGTCAGCCCCATCCCAAGGAATTAAAGCCTATCACGGCAGTCCACATAGTTTTGACAAGTTTAGCATGGACAAGATCGGCACAGGAGAAGGAGCGCAAGTTTACGGAAGAGGTCTTTATTTTGCGGAGCAGGAAGATGTTGCGAGGATGTACAAAGATCAACTTTCTGGTGGAGCTTCTTCTGCTGGGAAAGCAAAACTTGACCGATACAAAGGTGACGTAGACTCTGCAATAGATGACACATTGTCAAATTTAAACCGTTTAGACGAAAGAGAATTAAGCGGAGATTTTGTTGGAGACGAAAAAAGATTAGAAGTATTGCGGTTAATGAATACTAAACTTTTAAGGCAACTTAATGATTATAAGGCCAATGGTAATTTTTCACTGGGTTCAATGTATGAAGTCAATATAAAAGCAGATCCAGATGATTTTCTTGATTGGGACAAAACGGTTGGCTCACAATCAAAAAGAGTCAAAGCATCATTAGGGTGGACGCCTGATGCAGAGCAAGCGTATTTATCCGCGAGAAATGCCGATGATGATGCGTTAATGGCGGCTTTAAGTGAAGATTCGTCAGGAGCAAATTATGTTCCAACAAAACTACCTATTCCAGAAGGTGTACCCCCTTATGATGCTACAGGGCGAGAAGTTGCAGGTAAATCAAGTATATTTGGATCTGGGCAGAAAGCAGCCGAAGCGTTAAAAAATAAAGGTATACCAGGAATTAAGTATTTAGACCAAGGGTCACGTCCTTATGGAGACGGGACTAGGAATTATGTGGTTTTTGACGAAAATCTAATAAACATCGTTAAAAAATACGGCATTGCAGGCGCGGCAACAATGCTTGGGCTAAGCCAGGCTGAAATTGTGCAGGCTATGCAGGCGCAGCAACCTCAAGGATTGTTACAATAATGGCACGCACAAAAGCAGAAAAAGTCAAAGCAGCAAAGAAACGCCACGGCTTTACCGCTGTAAACAAGCCACGCAGAGGTGGGCCAAAGAAGTTTGAAGTCTTGGCAGTTGAAGGCGACACTGTTAAGAAAATAAACTTTGGCGACCCTAATATGTCCATTAAGAAAAACCAGCCAGCGCGAAAGAGTTCGTATTGTGCGCGTTCTGGTGGTATAAAGGGGAAATCAAGCAAATTAAGCGCGAACTATTGGTCGCGCAGGGCGTGGGACTGCTGACATGGCAATAACAACTTACACAGAGCTAAAGTCTAGCGTTGCTGACTTTCTCAACCGCGACGACCTTACGTCAGTCGCGCCGACGTTCATCTCGTTGGCCGAGGCTGACATGCAGAGACAGGTGCGCCACTGGCGTCAAGAGAAGCGCAGTACAGCGCAGCTTGACACACAGTACAGCGCAATACCCGCCGACTTCGTTGAGGACATTCGGTTCTACATTACGTCGAGCGACACAAGCCCGATGGAAAAAATTAGTCAATATCAATTACTTGACCGAAAGCGCGTCAACTTAAATGCCAGCGGCAAGCCAGCATACTACGCCCTGACTGCTGGCGAGATTGAAGTCTTGCCAATACCTGATGGCGTGTATGATGTTGAATTATATTATTACAGTCGTATTGAGGCTTTGAGTGACAGCAACGCCTCAAACTGGATGTTGCAGTATTTCCCAGACGCTTACTTGTATGGCTCGTTAGTGCATTCTGCGCCTTACTTAAAAGACGACGCTAGGCTGCAAGTTTGGGCGTCTTTGTATCAAGTGGCGATTGATGCTATAAACGCTGACAGTGATAAGGCTAAATATGGCGGATCAGGCCGTCGCATGAAAATTAGGAGTTACTGATGAGTTTTTCGAATGCTTTTGAAACAACTGTCCTCACTTGGGCATTTACAACTGGTTCCGCCACACGGCCTACGGCTTGGCACTTGGCGCTGTTTACCAGCAACCCAGCAGAAGATGCTTCTGGTACTGAAGTCAGCGGCGGCGGATATGCACGCCAGGCTGCTACGTTCACAGTAAGTGGCAACACTGCATCAAACTCTAGTGCGATTGAGTACCCGACAGCCACGGCTGGTTACGGCACTGTCAGCCACGTCGGAGTTTTCGACGCATCATCTGGCGGCAACTTAATTTCATATGCTGCGCTGACTACAAGCAAAACCATTGATACAGGCGACGTCTTCCGCGTTCCTGATGGTGATCTTGATATCACGCTAGACTAATGGCTGAGTACCGCTCAGGCTATGGCAAAAGCACATATGGCTCGTACAACTACGGGCTAGATGGCTTTGTCACAGATGGCGCTGGCACTGTCGTTACAGTATCAACAACGGCGGCAGCTTACGTTAGGGTAAGGCTGTCGGCGTCTATTGTTGTGACTGCCTCTAGCACAACGTCTGAGGCTCTGCGCGTCAGAGAAGGCGCTGCCGCCTCTGCCGCGTCGTCTAGCGTTACGTGCAACGCGAATGTCGTCAACAACGCCTCTGCCACTTTAGCTGCAAGCGCATCTGTGTCTGCCGCCGGTCTGCGTGTGCGTGAGGGAGCCGCTGCTGCTTCTCCTGCCGCAACTGGTGCAGCAGCCGCAAAACGTGTGCGTGAAGGCGCTGCCACTGCGAGCCCGACTTGCTCTGTAGCAGCTAATGCACTGGCGGTTTATGAGAGTGGTTCTAACATTGCGTGCGTTTCAAGCGTTTCGGCTGTATGTAATCGAGTTAGACCCAGCAGTGCTTTGATTAGCCCTGTTTGCAGCATCACCTGTAATGGGATTGAGAAGTGGGAGCCGTTGCCGATCACACCCGAAATATGGACGCCAGCAGGAGCGGCATCAGAAATTTGGAGCGAGGTTGCACAAACCGACGAAATATGGCAAGCTGCATAGCAACGCAAACCCCCGCTGGCTTGCAGCTCCCCCTCACATTTAGAGCCAACGCCGCATAGGAGAAAAACATGGCTGATACAACTACAACAACGTATGGCTTAACCAAGCCAGAAGTCGGTGCATCTGAGGACACTTGGGGTACAAAGATTAATACCAATTTAGATAGTATTGATAATTTACTAGACGGCACAACACCTGTCACGGGAATTGATATTAACTCCGGTACAATTGATGGCGCAATCATTGGTGGGGCATCTGCGGCGGCTGGTAGTTTCACTTCGTTTACATCCAATGGCATCGATGACAACGCTAACGCCATTGCTATTAC